CAGTTCGGCCTGACGTGCCACCAGCACATCATCAAGATCACCGCCCTGCTCAGCGATCACTTGGCCCAGTGTCTTGAAGCCACATCGCACCGCGGTCTTGTAGGCATCCACCTCACGCTGCGGATCCACCCACTCCCAGCTACGTGGCACCCACCGGCTGGCGCGGTAGCGATCCGGGTTGGTCTCATAGCCGGGCAGGTTCAGCGTGCCGCTCAGCACGGCCATGTCAAGCCATGCCTCAAACACCTGCTGATGGAAGTTCTCCACCATGTAGCGCTGCAGCACGCGGTACGTATCGCGCTCCTCCAACAGGCTCAGCCGGCTGCTGCTGTAGTTGCTCTCTGAGAAGTTCTTGCTGATGCTCTCGAAGCTGACGCCAACGCCAGCCGCCACAGCACGCAGCATTGAACGCGTGAACGGTTCCAGCTGCCCGTCGGGTGCATTCAGATCTGGCACCGATACCGACTCACCAGGAGCCAGATACTTGAACACGCCAGGGGTGAACTCGCTAACCCGATCACCCTCGTAAACCTCATCACCGATCAGCTCGCCTTCAGGGCTGCTGATAAAACCCATCAGCGCGGAGCTTGCACGAGCGCGCACCACCTCCGCCTCCTCGTAGCCCTGCAACATGTGTAGCCGCATCAGCGCTGACGCGAACCACGTCACACCACGCGTCTGCCCCGGTCGTTCCGGCAGGAACAGATGGATCACCTCATTAGCAGGAACACGCACTCGGCGGCCATTGGTGCGCGGGTTGCCGGCGTAAGTATCGCCAGGGTGGTTCGCATAGAAGTGGTAAGCCTGCGGCCGCAAGTAGCCATCCACTTCGATGCCCATCCGCACCGTGTTGCCTTCAGCAGCTTGCGGGATGTCGTCATCGATCAGGTAATCAGCCTCGAGCACCTGCAACGCAAACGGGACTTTGCTATCGCCGAACGGCCGACGGATCATCCGCACGAACACTTCGCCGCTCTCCGCCATGCTGCGCACCAGCAAGCGCTCGATGTCGTGAAAGCCAAGGATGCCGCTCACATCACAGCGGCTCTTGTGCATCCACTTCTCCCATGCCTCGTGGATCTGGCCGTTGATTGCCTCATCCAAGCGGCCGCCACGCAGCATCCGCACCTGCCCCTGATGGCGGATGCCATGACCGATCACGTTGTTCTGGATCGCCCGTAATGCCTGCCGCGCATAGTCGTTATCGCGGCACAGCTGACGCGCACGATTCCGCAACGCCTTGAAGCTGCTTTTGATCTCGCTGTCAGCACTCGTGCCACTGGTCACCCAGTCAGCCGTCAATCTGCTGACACGCGCACCCTGATACGCACGCCGATGGGGCCGTACCGGCTCAAATCCCATTGCCTTGAACAGCCGCGTGCGCAATCCCATCAGAACCTCACGAACAGGTTGTGCGGATTGCCGAGACCATTGGCCATCAGCTGCGCCATCTGCTCTCGCTTCACCTCAGCCTTCAGCTTAGATTCCAGCGCCATCAGATCATTCAAGCTGTAACGGCTCAGGCTGCGGTTGCCAATGCTGTATTGCTGCACTGCGCCACCGCTGATCAGCGATCGAATTGCAGCCTGCACCGCCGCCAGATCCTGTTCGAGCTGCGTGCGGCCATCAACCGCACTAGGTGTGCCGGCATAGCTCAGCGCCGCTAGCACATCAAGCTGCCCAGCACCAAGCGTGATCACTGAGCCGGTCTTGCTCGCAATCGCCTGCCAATACCACTGACCTGCATCAAATCCGCCGCTGGTGGCCGCCGAGATCGTGAACTCCCAGCCCGTGCCATATGCCGTGCCAGTTACGTTCGCGCCTTCGCTTGCCGTGTTGGTGCGCAGCCAGTAGGTCAACGTATAGTCCGCGCTGCTGACGGTGTTGCCCAGGTTGTCGACGCCAGCATCATCACGCCACTGGATCGTGTCGCCTGCCCTGATTGATGCGGGGATCCTCACGGCCTCACCAGTTGCTGACGAACGCTGGCGCAGCCGCAAGTGCTGCTCTCTTCCTTGATCTTAGCGGTGCTCTCTTGCCTTCCTCCAGTTGCACTCTTAACTGATCCCACATCGTCGCCTGATTCATCCTCCTGCCATACAGCAACATCGCCGCATAGGCATAGACCATGCAATCAAGCGCCTCGTTGCGATCGCCTGCCTTCTTCACCCATTCTCGAATCGGGAACCCGCGGTGATACCGCAATGCCTGCCGTTCACTGGTCACCTGCCTGAAGTATTCATCATCAGCAGCCATGCCGAAGTTCAACCCACCAGCCTGTTGGTTGTGGCGCAGCCTGCCAAATAGCGTCGTCTTGATCGTGTCGGTCCCCAGCTGATACAGCGTCACCCCACGCTTCAGCACCTTGCCACGCCAGTTGACGTCAACCTTGCTGCCCTTGCCAACGGCTGGGCTGTTGCGCCTACTGCTGCCCTTGATCGCCACTACGCCTTGGCCCACGCGATCGCGCACGTAGCGGTACACCTCATGCGTGCAGTGGCCGCCAGAGTCCACAGCCATCTGCGCGACCTTCAACGTCTTGCCGTTCTCCGTATCCCACTCAGTCGCCAGCACCTGATCCAGCTGGCCCCATACCTCCGTCTGCGTTGGATCACCCATCAGCTCCTGATGCCAGATCATCCAGCCCGTCTCACCTTCGCCCCATCCCCATACCGTCACCGCTAGCCGGTTGTCCTGCACGTCAACGCCAGCAGTGAGCAGCACCACGCCAGCAGGGCACAACCCACTGCGATAAGCGAGTCGGCGTTCCATCAATCCATCGGCGCTGATCTTCGCCGCATAGTCCTCCTCCCATGTCTCCGCCAGTCGCGTGTTCACAAACGCCTTAAGCGCCGGTGCATCGCCCTTGGCACGCAGGAAATCATCCACCAGCTGCTCCCAGCTGCACCATCCCAATGGGCTGTAGAGCCCGCTCAGCTGGAACCCAGCCGTTCGGCCATTGCCTGCCGGTGCTGTTGCGCGCCACTCACCAGCACGCAGCATTGCCGGCTTGTGCAGCTCCTCGAATCGCTCGCCGCAGTGCTCGCACTGATAGCGCACCGTCTCCGGCTTGCGCTCATCCCATTTCAGCTGGCCCCACTTCAGCCATTCCATCGCGCCGCACTTCGGGCATGGCACATAGAACCGCCGTTGATCGCTGCGCAGATACTCAGCCTCGATGCGGCTGAAATCCTTCACGGTCGGTGTACTGGTCAGCAGGATCTTCCGCCGCGCGAACGTCGTGGTCCTGCGCTCCGCTAGCGCTACCGGATCGCCCTCGCCGTCCACATCACTGGGGAAGCCGTCCACCTCATCGCAGAACAGGTACCGACACGGCGCTGATCGCAGCCCGGTAGCGGAGTTCGCCCCGGTCAGCAGCATGATGCCGCCGCTGAACTCCTTGCTGAACATCGTGTTGCCAGAGTCCCGCGCCCTGGCAGGTGCAATCTTCTCCGCCAGACACGGTGTCTCCGTGATCATGCTCTCCAGCCGTTGCTTGCTAAGCCGCTTCGCCATCTCCACCGTCGGCTGCACGCACAGCATCGGGCCTGGTGCATGGTCGATCACGTAACCCAGCCAGTTGCTGCCGGCTTCCGTCTTGCCCGTCTGCGCCGCGAACATCATCACCACCCGCTGCACCGTGCTCTCGCTGCTCAGGCAGTCCATCGGCTCGCGCAGATACGGCGTGCGATCGGTACGCCACGGCCCCGGCTCCGCGCTTGCCTTGCTACTCAGTCGCCGATACCGATCAGCCCACTCGCTCACCGTTAGCGGTTGCTCAGGACGCAGGCCATCGAAGAACCCATCACGCCAAGCGCTATTCATTGCACAGCTCCACCAGCGCCGCGCGGTGCTCCTGCGTCAGCACCTGATGGATCACGGTTGGATCCGTCTCACCAGCCAGCTGATGGCTCAGACGATCCGCCAGATTCGCCAATGCTTCCCGCACGCCACGGCCAACCTTAAACGCTTCCTTCTTCACTTCATCAGCAGGCACCAGCTCGCCACGCTGCTGCGTCACCTGCAGCTTCGCCAGCTCCGCTTGGTAGTGCTCACGTCGCGCCCTGCTCTCATTAAGGTCTGGGATCGCATCATCCGGCAGTCCATTCACGCGGCGCTTCAACTCATCCGCATCGCGTGGTGGCGGCACCGCCTCAATCACAGGGTCAGGTCGGCTCACCTTGCTCTGCGCATTGGCAACCGTGTTCTTGTTCCACAGCTCCAGCGCTAGGTCGCGATCCAGCCACCGCTTGTTGTCCTTGACCACCACAGCAGCAGCGATCCTGCTCTTGGTTGCATGGGTCACTGCACCCTTGCTGCAACCCCTGATCGCTGCAAACTCAGCGAACGTGACTAGCACTCAGCTAAACGAAACCGAGTTTAGTTTAAATACCACTAAACCGTGTTAAACCCTCTTAGGGCGTGTCTTATCTAAGACGCATGAGATCCCTTGCGGCGCAAGGGTTTAGGGCATTTGGCGTCTGACGCTAGACAAAAAAAGGGGCACGCGATCA